CTGGAAGAGCGTTAGAGAAGCGAGAAGTAAAATGATGGGAACACCTAAAAAATGGAATGAGATAGGACTGTAACAAATACCCATTGACCTCCTTGGCATTATGCCCTACAATAAATATTAAGAATCATTAAGGAGGTAAATGGTATCATCTACACTTTCACAACCAATTTCGCGGAGGGGATGGTTCGATGTCTTGGATGACTGGCTTAAACGAGATCGCTTTGTCTTTGTGGGTTGGTCTGGACTACTTCTTTTTCCCACTGCTTATCTCGCAATTGGTGGCTGGCTTACTGGCACGACGTTTGTTACGAGCTGGTATACCCACGGATTGGCGTCTTCCTACCTTGAAGGTGCTAATTTTCTTACGGCAGCAGTGTCAACTCCTGCTGACGCTATGGGTCATTCTCTTCTTCTACTTTGGGGTCCTGAGTCTCAGGGAGATCTCGTCCGCTGGTTCCAGCTTGGGGGACTCTGGCCTTTTGTGGCGCTCCACGGATCTTTCGCTCTGATTGGTTTCATGCTTCGGCAGTTTGAGATTGCCCGTCTTGTAGGTATTCGTCCGTACAATGCTATTGCTTTCTCTGGTCCGATTGCTGTCTTTGTCAGCGTTTTCCTTATGTACCCTCTTGGGCAATCAAGTTGGTTCTTTGCCCCCTCGTTTGGCGTCGCGGCAATCTTCCGCTTCCTCTTGTTCCTCCAAGGTTTCCATAACTGGACACTCAACCCCTTCCATATGATGGGTGTTGCAGGTATCCTTGGTGGTGCTCTTCTCTGTGCCATTCATGGTGCTACTGTGGAAAATACTCTATATGAAGATGGAGAACAATCAAATACTTTCAAGGCATTTGAACCTACCCAAGAGGAAGAAACTTATTCGATGGTTACTGCCAATAGATTCTGGTCTCAGATCTTTGGTATTGCGTTCAGCAATAAGCGTTGGCTTCACTTCTTTATGCTTTTTGTACCAGTTATGGGTCTTTGGACTTCTTCTATTGGTATTATCGGTCTGGCACTTAATCTCCGTGCGTATGACTTTGTATCACAAGAGGTACGAGCGGCAGAAGATCCAGAGTTTGAAACCTTCTACACAAAGAACATTCTATTGAATGAAGGTCTTCGTGCTTGGATGGCACCCGTTGATCAACCTCATGAGAACTTTGTGTTCCCAGAGGAAGTCTTACCGAGAGGTAATGCCCTTTGATAATCAAGACCCTTCGGGGTCTTTTTTATTGGCAAGTTGAAATCTTATAGATAGTATAACAATGCAGTAGCGCGTATGCCACTCTACACATCTCCCGACGACTATCTGTTCAACTTACAGACTTGTCGCCCGTCAGATGCTAAAAGAGAGTGGAGGAAAATGATAAAAGAAAAATGGGGGAATAAATGCGCTTACTGCGGAAGCACCGAAAATCTCACCATAGATCACGTTGTTCCTAGATCAAAAGGTGGCAGTGATTTTGTCACAAATGTTGTCTGTTCTTGTAAAGATTGTAACAGCGACAAAGGAAGAACTGATATTTGGGAATGGTATGAAAAGCAAGATTTCTTTACTGAACAAAGAAAAGATGCTATATTAAACTGGATTGGTGCAATAAAAAATCAAGCATTGTACAAGTATAAACCAAGAAAAAACGTTGCTTACTGACCATGAATAATTTTGTTGTTTACTCTAAAACTGGTTGTCCTTATTGCGATAAGGTGAAAAAAGTTCTTGAAAGTCTTGACGTTAGTTTGACAGTTTATCAACTTGATGTTGACTTTTCAAGAAAACAGTTCTATGATGAGTTTGGTTTAGGATCTACATTTCCTCAGGTTGTTGTTGGGGAGGAAAAGATCGGTGGTTGTAGCTCAACTATTAAATACCTAAAAGAGAATAAGTATGTGTAATGAATGAAAACTTTGAACACGATGATTCAGATCTGGTTCTAAATAAAACAGAGGACGTTCCTCAGATTAACAGAGGAATCGAATTACTACTAAGAAATAGAAAAGGGAGGGAAAATCAGGAAGCACCAAAAAGTTTCAGAGTAACTTTTGGAAAAGTGATTTCTCTTCTTAACCGAGAAATACACTTTCACTTTGATTCTTTTATTGATATAAGGAAAAGAAATTCTCGGGAGAAAGACCCATGTTAGCAGTAACTTTAACGATTGGAACCTTAGTTTCCATCATGTTCTTTTTTGTTGGCGGCGTGGTAGGATGGTTAGCGAAAGAGCACTTCTACCAAACCCAACCTGTCTACACACATCCCGAAATGTTTGATACCAATGGTAACATCATTCCTGACGAAATTTTAGCCGTAAGATTTGAAAATGACTATGACACAAACAACGAATACGAAGACGAAGAGAGCGACGAGTAATCAATTGGCATCTCTTCCATCTAATCCATTTACATTTGAAGTTCTTCAACTTGCATCAAAGCAGAGAAGTAGAGCAAAAAAAGTAGAAGTTCTACAAAAGTATGCTCATGATTCTATCAAAGCTGTTTTGATTTGGAATTATGATGACAGTATCACCTCTATGCTTCCAGAAGGAGATGTTCCTTACAACTCGTATGGAGATGATGCAACACAAGGTGGAACTCTGAGTGACAAGATTAAAGATCAGGTTGATGCACTTGATAGAGCATCGACCTCATCTCTTGGATCCACTGATGATTCGAAGGGAAGAATTCGTTCATCTTTGCGAAAAGAGTGGACCAAACTCTATAACTTTGTTAAAGGTGGTAACGATAGTTTGTCACAACTTCGTAGAGAGACTATGTTTATCAATATTCTAGAACTTCTTCATCCAAAAGATGCTGAGATTCTAGTTTTGGTTAAGGACAAAAGACTTGAAGAGAAGTATAATATTCCTTTTCCAGTTGTTCAAGAAGCTTATCCCGATATTAAGTGGGGAGGACGTAGTTAATGCAAATACTCCATCAAAATTGTGACCCTAAATTAGCAGATGATCGCAGTTTGCCATACACTTGCTATCTTGTTTGGTATGAAAATGGTGGAGTTCTTTGCTACGATCTTGTACTAACTAATAAAAAGGTAGATATCTTCGATTACTACTGGGATACTTACCGAGAAAACTTTAAGGGGTTTAAACAGTCTGAGGGAAGAGTCAATCCTAAACTCTGGAATAACCCCAAAAATGCCAAAAAAGGAAAGGGTAAAAAATGAGCACAGGATTTGGAGGAAATCCAGGAGAAAATAGATCTGGAAAAGATGCAAACATTACCATCAATTTAGATGCAGTTGCAGAATTGACTAAAAAATATAAAAAAATTAAGAAATATATGAAGTCCCCTATTTACGATTTGAAACAAATGGCGGGAACTGAAAAGGTAGTTTCTGAACTTTTGAAGGAATTAGACGAAGATACTGCCATTTTCGACGAAGACTCTTAATAAAAAATAAAATTGTAACATAAATTACAAAACAAATTGACTAGATAGAATACGAGTGCTACAATGCACTTACGTTCATCCAGGAAACTGGTTTATCCAGGAAACTGGACGCAAGTAGGACGACGCGGAACGGATCGTTCATTCGCTATTTGCAAATAGCGAACGCAAACGCCGCCCGAAGGAACGGGATTTAACCGTCTCATTTCTTTGGAGAAAATCAAATGGCACAAGTCGTATACCGTGGCACTGCTTATGACACCGAAGTTCGTAAGCAGAATCAAGAACAACAGCAACCTCAACAGCATAACGAAGTTTATCGTGGCGTAAAGTTCGTTAAGGAGGATAAGTGATGCAGAAACTCAATGCGCTTCAACTCATTAAAGAGAAGAAGCAGAAAGAGGATCGTCGTCACGCAGCAGCACTAGCACAACTAGTTGGTGCGGGAAAATGATTTCCTTGATTGCTGGAATTTGCGCTGTATCGACAGCTTTTATCCTTCTCATTTATGTGGAAGTATTGCTGTTGAGTAAGTGATGGACTACCACTATCACTGGGATGATATGGATAAAGATAACAGAGCACCTGCTTGTTATCAACTTACCTATCGCGGTTGCAAGTATTGGTCTTGCTATCGAATTCATCTCAGAGAGTGGTTTGAACAAGTTTTATTGGTAGATCCAATTTATAACAAGAGGTCTTGACGACCTCTTTTTTTTATGTTAATATGCAATAGTGTGAAGGAAGTGCGAAAGGGAGAACTTGTGTTCTCCCTTTTTTTATAACTAGTGTGTAGTGATTTTTTTAAGTCTATGGATAGAACAACCTTAAAACAAATAGTTCAACAGTTGAAATCTATTGTAGATGTATTAGAATCGGAAGTGTATTCTGACCCAGAATCATACAAAACATCAGTAGATCTGGACAAACTTCCAGGTTTTAAAGCAACGTACTCTACGACAAATGATGACGATGGAATCCCCGATTAAAAAAGAGAGTCTTTATCAGCAAAATTCATCCACTGATAATGATTGGAGATATTCTGATGAAAGAATGTATCTTAGAGCAGAAACTTTTAGAGCATTAAAACACTATCTTGACGACTATACTCGACAAGTTTATGAATTTTGTGATGTGTGGGTAAGTCAGGGAAACAAGGACTGTACAAACATCGACAAGTATTTTAGAATGTATTTGATTGAGGAGGGATGCAATGTATGAAGACCTAGATTGCTTTGAAAAAGCACTAACACATTTTGGTACAAGAGTTGATGTAATTATCGCCATGGAAATGGGTGATAAAATTGATTCTGAAACTGCGTATCAGATGATTAAAAAAGAACTTAAAGAAGTAAAAAAGATTCGTAAACAGTACAAAGAACTTGGTTGTGAGGAATGTTGAATGAGTAAAGTTAAATTTGTGCAATGCACTCCTGATCCTGAGGAGAACATGGCGTACATTGCGCGTGTATCTAATCCAAATAATCAAGACAACCCTTCCTTTGAGGGTCTCTTGAAGTATTGTATTAAGCATGAGCACTGGTCTGTCTTTGAGCAGGCATACATGACTCTTGAAATTAACACTACCAGAGCAATCGCGGCTCAGATTTTGCGCCACCGTTCATTTACATATCAAGAGTTTTCCCAGCGGTATGCTGATACTAAACTTCTTGAACCAGTAGAACTGCCACAACTTCGCCGTCAAGACGATAAGAACCGTCAGAACAGTATTGATGATCTGGAACCAGAAGTAATTGATAAGTTGCAGCGACAGATGCAAACTTTGTTTAGTTCATCGTTTGCTCTTTATAATCAAATGCTTGAACTGGGAGTTGCAAAAGAATGTGCTCGTATGGTTCTTCCTCTTTGCACCCCAACTCGAATCTATATGACTGGCTCATGCCGTTCATGGATTCATTATATTAACCTCCGTTCTGCCCATGGTACTCAATTGGAACACATGGAGATTGCTGAGGAATGTAAAGCACTATTCTGCGAACAATTCCCCACTGTCTCAAAGGCACTTGACTGGCAGTAATAAATAACAACGTTATATTATAAGCAAATGGCAACTTACCCCGTAAGAAATAAACAAACTGGTGAACAAAAAGAAGTTGTGATGAGTATTCACGACTGGGATCAATGGAAACTTGACAATCCAGATTGGGAAAGAGATTTTTCTGATCCTAGCACCTGTCCTGGCGTAGGTGAGGTAGGTGAGTGGAAGGACAAACTTATTGCCAGAAATCCTGGATGGAATGATGTCCTTCGCAAAGCATCAAAAGCACCAGGATCAAACGTAAAACCAATTCGTTAAGTAGTATGCCAAGGAGAAAGCGCAGTAACTCCAATGACAATATTGGAGTGGGAATGACCGCAAAACAAATGAAGAAGAGGAAACCTATTAATCAGAGTCTCCTCATTGACATTGAACCACTTACACACAATCAGAAAGCATTGTTCGATGCTTATGAAAAAGGTCAAAACATTGTTGCATATGGAGCTGCGGGAACAGGTAAAACCTTCATCACCCTGTATAATGCAATCAAAGATGTGATGAATGAGAACCTACCATATGAGAAAGTTTATCTTGTGAGGTCCCTCGTTTCCACCAGAGAGATTGGTTTTCTTCCTGGCGATCATGAAGACAAGTCATCACTATATCAAATTCCATATAAAAATATGGTGAAGTACATGTTTGAAATGTCTTCCGATGCAGACTTTGAAATGTTGTATGGTAATCTCAAAACCCAAGAGACTATCAAGTTTTGGAGCACATCATTCCTTCGCGGAACAACAATAGACAATTCAATTATCATCGTTGATGAATTTCAAAACTTGAATTTTCATGAACTTGACTCTATTATTACTCGTGTGGGTGAGAATTGTAAGATCATGTTCTGTGGTGATGGAACACAAAGTGATCTGATTAAAACCAATGAAAGAAATGGAATCGTAGATTTTCTTAAAATTTTGCGTAGAATGCCATCTTTTGATATAATAGAATTTGATCTCAATGATATTGTAAGATCTGGGATTGTCAAAGAATATCTTCTTGCTAAAAGCGAAACAGTTTAATTATGCAATTTAACCATGTAGAATGTGATCTTCCCAGTCTTGAAAGAGAAACAATCGATGGAGTTCGTTACTATAAAGTCCCTGACGGTGACGAACTCCATAATTTAGTTTCTATCACTTCTGTAACTAGTCACAAAAACAAAGATTTCTTTGCTGAATGGCGAAGAAAGGTCGGAGCAGAAAAAGCAGATAAGATTACACGTCAGGCAACAAGTCGTGGAACAGATATGCATACTCTTACTGAGATGTATTTGAAGAACCTAGACTTGCCAACTGACGTTCTTCCTATTTCTGAAATGCTTTTTCGTATTTCTAAAAAAGAAATAAACAATATTAACAATATTCACGCTCTTGAAAAATCACTTTACAGTTTGCATCTAGGTGTAGC